TCCAAATGCTAATGATGGTATTTTGTATGATGGATCTTTAACAGATAACAAAGATCTTATTAATACAAAAGCTACATCAAAAGTTGGTGACTTTGTAGTATGTGCATCTTTGAACTCAACAGCTCATTGGACAATTGTTGACGCTCAAGGTGTATTTGCTAAACAAGCATAATAATTAATTAGTGTGGGCTTCGGCCCACACGATTAGGAGAAAAATATGGCAGGTGGCGGTTCATTCGCAAGCGATCAAAAATTTACAACTGCAACAGCAGACGGACGTTTAAAAACTAGGTCTGGTGGTTCAGTTAACATTGGTCCTTGTAGAGTTACATACATACAAGCATCAGGATTTACTAACGTAAAACTTTACGATGCTACAAGTGCTGTTGCAGGAAAATTAGAATTTGATTCAACATTCGGAAGTGAAGGATTGGATGTTTTTATACCAGGTAGTGGTATAAGATTTCAAACTACTGTTTTTGCAGATGTAACTGGTACAGGATCATTAACTATAGGATACACAGGATAATGAAATCAGACGTAAAAGCAATTAGAAAAACAGATGCAACATCAGTCTTCGCAGGAAGAACTAGACTAAGAGGAATTATTTTAGCTTCAACTGGATCAGCAGGTTCAGTAACTTTACAAGACGGTAATTCTGTTACACAATTTCAAGTAGATGTTCCAGCTGGAGACGTGTTTTCATATAATTTAGCAGAAGATGGTATTTTGTTTGAGGGCGGCATGACCGTATCAGCAATTTCAAATGCTACTGCAACAATTATATTAGACAAGTAAGGAGATAAATGGCGACGTCAGGAACTACAACGTTCGATCTACCGATCGACGAAATAATTGAAGAAGCATTTGAAAGAACAGGAATGCGTGGTAACCGTACGGGTTATCAATTAAAAAGTGCAAGACGTTCTTTAAACATAATGTTTTCCGAATGGGGAAACAGAGGTGTACATCTTTGGAAAGTAAAACAAGCAACAGTTCCATTAGTAGAAGGTCAAGCAGAATATAATTTTGCAAATGATAATGCTAATTTTCCAGCGGATATAAGTGATGTATTAGAAGCTACTGTAAGAAATAATACTACAGCTACAGCACCAGTTGATACTGCATTAACTAAGATAGATAGATCAGAATACTCTGCATTAGCAAATAAATTATCAAAAGGTACACCATCACAATACTATGTACAAAGAACTGTAGCACCTAGTATATTTTTATATCAAACACCTAGCTCTTCTTTTTCAGGAGCTAATTTTCAATTAAAATTTTTCTATGTAGCTAGAATACAAGATGCTGGCGCATACACAAACGAAGCAGATGTAGTGTATAGATTTATACCTTGTATGACTGCAGGATTATCTTACTATTTAAGTTTAAAATATTCACCAGAAACAGTTCAAGGAAATAAATTAATTTATGAAGATGAGTTTAAAAGAGCACTTGATGAAGATGGTCAAAGAACTTCTACATTTATAACACCACAAACATTTTATGGAGATGGAGTATAATGGCATTTGCTAGAGGAAAATATTCAAAAGCAATATCAGATAGATCTGGTTTAGAATTTCCTTATGTAGAAATGGTAAAAGAATGGAATGGTATGTTAGTTCATACTTCAGAATATGAACCTAAACATCCACAACTAGAACCAAAACCAAAAGGATCTGACCCACAAGGATTATTAAATCCAAGATCTGATAGAACAGAAACAGCTGTTCCAAGATTATTACCTTTAAATGCATTTACAGTAACTAATGCATCTCAGATAATTACAGT